TGCGTTCACAGATTTTCACCAGTATATAGCCCGTTTTTGATGATTTAGGAGTAGTAATGGCTCGAGGCCCGAAAAAAACACCGACAGCAATTTTGAAAATGCGTGGCGCATGGCGTGCGAAGACACGCACTGGCGAACCGCAACCTAGCGCATCGCAACTCGACTCGCCTGAGTTTCTTGGCCCTCGTGAAAAGATTATCTTCGACCAGATGAGCGAGGCGCTCTACCGTGTAGGCGTGTTGACCGAGATCGATGGCTCAAGTCTTTCCCGCTATGCGATCTGTCTCGTCAGGTGGATCGATGCCGAGGCCGCTTTGTCTGCTGGAACTCCCACGCATATCGAGATCATGGGTGATGACGAAAAGATTAAGGGCTATAAAGAGACCCCGCCTTACATGGTCAGTTGCAAAATGCACGATCAACTCTTGAAGTTGGAGTGCCAGTTCGGATTGACGCCCGCATCGAGACCGAATCTCCAGTCAACCAACGGCGGCAAAGATGGCATCATCGACATCATGAGGGCTATCCAATAACAACAAGAGCGCCAAGGAAAAAGAAGCCTGCACCCGCCAAAGATCACCCGATCGTTCGGTTCTTTGGTGACCACTTGCGCCATACGAAGGGCGAGTGGGCTGGCACGGGCTTCGCCCTGGCTGAATGGCAACGACAGTTCTTAAATGAACTCTTCGGCACAGTGCGCAAGGATGGCCTGCGCCAGTACCGCACCGCCTACCTCGAGGTGCCACGCAAGAACGGCAAGAGCACACTCGCAGCGGGCATCGCTCTCTTCTTGCTCTGCCTTGATCGTGAGGAAGGTGCAGAAATCTACAGCGCAGCTAGCGACAAAGATCAGGCCTCGATCGTATTCGACCAAGCTTGCCAGATGATCGAAGAGAACCCAAACCTCTCAACGATGCTTAGGATCTATCGCAACAAAACCATCGAGCACAAGGCCTCGAACTCCTTCTACAGATCCCTTTCCTCGGATGCGTTTACGAAGCACGGCTTGAACGCTCACGGCGTGATCGTGGACGAGGTTCATGCTCAGCCGAACCGAGAGCTTTGGGATGTGTTGACAACCTCAACGGGTGCCCGAAGGCAACCGCTAACGCTCGCATTGACTACCGCAGGGCATGATCGCCAGAGTCTATGCTGGGAGCTTCGCCAATATGCCGAGGGCGTCAACGATAAGCTTATTCACGACCCGACTTTCTACTCTAAAATCTACACCAGCACAGGCGATTGGAAGCAAGAATCAACTTGGGCCGAGGCGAACCCGAACTATGGCGTGACGGTGAAAGCGGATTACTTTGTGAAGGCAGTCGCTGAAGCCAGCGCGAACCCTTCAAGAGAGAACGCTTTCAGAAGATTACACTTGAACCAGTGGACATCGCAGGAGACGAGATGGATCTCGCTCGAGCGCTGGGATGCGTGCTCCCGCGATCTCCCTGATCTTTCCGGGAGGATGGCGTTCGGGGGTCTTGATCTCTCAAGTACCTTAGATCTCACGGCTTTCGTGCTTCTCTTCCCGCCTATCGAACCGAACGAACCCTACTGGATCGTGCCGACCTTCTTCGCACCTGCGGACGCAGCGAGGGAGCGTGAGCGAAACAACAAGCACAGGCTCGACGACTGGGAACGCCAAGGCTTGATCGTGACTACGCCAGGGCGATCGCTCGACTACCGTGCGGTGGTGGCGGTCATTGATGGCCTAGCAAGAAAGTACAACATCCAAGAGATCGCAGTCGATCGCTGGAACATCAACCAGATCAGCAAGGATCTCGAAACGCTCGGCAAGAATAACGGCAGGCCCGATTGGCTTGTCGGCTTCGGGCAGGGCTTCGCAGCGATGACCGCACCCTCGAAAGAATTGGAAGTCTTGGTGCTCTCTGAGAAGATCGCACACGATGGCAACCCAGTTTTAAGATGGATGTTCTCGAATGTGCAAGTCGAGCGAGACAATGCAGGCAACATCAAAATGCACAAGGGAAAAGCGGTCGAGAAAATCGATGGCATCGTGGCAACAATTATGGCTCTAGGTCGGGCGCAAGTAAGCAGCTTAAACGCAACCAACATATACGACACCCAAGGAATAACACTACTATGATCGAACGCATAAAAGGATTTATCTCTCGGGCGCTTTCCCTTTCGGGTGGCAACCTAAAAGACCCTCGCTTGAATGAGCTCTTCGGGGGCGCATCGACTGACTCGGGCGTCAGCGTTACACCCGATACGGCCCTTACCTACTCTGCCGTGTATGCTGCGGTCAGGTGCATTGCCGAGTCGGTTTCCTCGCTTCCGCTCAACTACTACGAACGCCTACCGGGTGGTGGCAAGGCACACGCAAAAGCGAACCCGCTGCACACGCTTCTGCATGATGAACCTAATCCCGAGATGAGCTCGCTGCAATGGCGTGAAGCTTCGATGGCGCACTTGTTGCTTCATGGAAATTCTTACTCTGAAATCGTGCGTGACCTCGAGGGGAATGTGGTCGAGCTCTGGCCCATCGACCCTACTATGGTAACGCCCAGGCGCACCGACTCGGGAGAGCTTTACTACGAACTCAACCGGGGAAAGTCTTTCATCACCGCTGGCAATATGTTGCACATCCCCGGCCTTTCCTTCGATGGCATCTCGGGCATCAGCGTGATCGGGTTGGCACGCCAGTCGATCGGGCTATCGATGGCAATCGAATCCTTTGGCGCTGGCTACTTTGGGCGGGGGGCTCGGCCCGGTGGTGTGTTAACCTTCCCCGGCCAGCTATCACCCGAAGCACGGCAGAACCTTCGCAGATCGTTTGAGGAACTTCATGCAGGTGGCGCAAACTCTCACCGAGTCGCCCTTCTTGAAGCGGGCCTTAAGTGGGAAGCCATCGGCGTGCCTCCTGATGACTCGCAGTTCTTGCAGTCGAGAGAGTTCCAAATCATCGAGATCGCAAGGTGGTTCAACTTACCACCCAACAAGCTCAAGGACTTGTCAAAGACTTCGTACAACTCCCTCGAGCAGATGGAGATATCCTTCGTCGTGGACACCCTGCGCCCGTGGCTAGTTCGTTGGGAACAGCAACTTAACCGCAAGATTATCAGGCCGAAAGACAAAGGCACTTTCTTTTTCGAGTTCAATGTAGACGGGAAACTGCGGGGCGAGATCGCTGCCCGTTACCAGTCGTACTCGGTCGCTCGCAACTGGGGCTGGCTGTCGGTGAACGAGATACGAGAAAAAGAAAACATGAACCCGATCGAGGGTGGCGATGTGTATATGCAGCCGATGAATATGCAGGCACTCGGCACCGCACCCACGGCAGCGCCTGCAACCGATCCGAGTCTGATGGCAGTACCCACACCCGAGACCCAAGACCCGACAGCGATTGCAGCACCCGCAGCAACAGGGGCAGATGTGGCAAGCACCGCACTCAACGGCGCACAGATCACCAGTCTTGTTGACTTGGTTACTCAGGTCGGGCAGAAGCTTATCCCGATCGCATCGGCCAAGGCGATTGCGATTGCCTCGTTCCCGTTCCTCTCGCAAGCGGTGGTCGATCAAATCTTCAACGGGCTCGACAGTGTACCAACACCACCAACCTTACCAAACCCTCCAGCGACCACACCCGCTCGCTCTCATGAGTCGATCATCTTGCGCCTTCTCGATGATGCGGGTGAGCGCCTTCAGAATGTGGAGTGCAGCGCCGTGAAACGCTTTGCTAACAAACCCGCAGAGTTCTTGACCAAGCTCGATCACTTCTGTGCCGAGCATCGGGCCCGCGTCGTGTCCGCCTACTCACCAGTCTTGGAAGCGTTTGGCCTTACCACCGATCTCGATGGCCATGTCCAGCGCCACCTCGATCAGTTCCGCTCGACTTGGTTGGACTTCAGCGGATCAGTGACCGCAGCGAAACTTGCCGAAGCAGTTTCCGAAAAGATCAACACCATGAAAGGGGTCAAAGATGAAAACTAATATTGAACGAAGGTTCAGCACCGAGCTCAGAGTCGATGTCGCAGCGCAGAAGATCATCGGCTACGCAGCGAAATACGATCTTTCCTCAGAAGACCTTGGCGGCTTTCGAGAGTTCGTTCGCCCTGGTGCATTCACCCGCTCCCTTGACAGCAACCCCGATGTGAGAGCACTCATCGATCATAATCCTAGTCTCATACTCGGGCGTACCGTCTCGGGCACGCTAAGACTCGAGAGCGATGCGACAGGGCTGAAGGTTACCATCGACCCGCCCGATACCCAGTATGCCGCCGACTTGATGGCGGTCATGGCGAGAGGTGATGTCTCGCAGATGAGCTTCGCCTTTACGACTAGTGAAGACGCTTGGGACTTGGTTGATGGCAAGCGGGTGCGCTCCCTCTTGGCGGTCGAGCTCCACGATGTGAGTGTGGTAACTTATCCCGCCTACCCGGACACCTCGGTGGCAGTTCGCTCCTTATCGATCTACACCCAGGACGCCATCCGATCAGCGCAACGCATCCGCGAACTCAGGTTAAGGGGCGATCGGTAAGAAAAACGCACCTGTTTTTCTGACATCTTTAGGGGGTGGGGGAATTCCTCCACCCTATAAAAGCCCTTAAATCTAGCGGTTTCAAACTATTTTAAAAATACTTCCTAATTATCTATAATAAATAGTTCGCCACAGCGAACAATACTATATACTTACCACATGGCAACCGACGAGTGATCGGGAGCATGGGGCTAAAAAGGAGATAGAGATGACTAAGATTAAAAAGGTTTTATCCGTATGGCTGGATGACACTACTGACACAGATGATGTAAAGTGGATCGTCAGCCATGACGAGTTAGCCGAAGACGGGCGAACCGACCACACTCAAACGCTAAAAGTTTTTGATGAGTACGACGAGGCAGTGGAGTTTGCGAAAACTAAAGCCCATGAACTTGAGCTTTCCGTTTACAAGACTGAAAATGTGCGGCACCCTAAAACCGAATTGATTTACGAGCCCTTTAAAAAGATCGAGTTTTTCACGCATGAGAACGGCATTGCAGTCTGGGCTGGTGCTGGACGAGTACTAGAGAACAAAAGTATTGTTGACTGTCCTTTGGATTTCGGCACCGATAACCACGAAGAAATCTACGAAGCTATTTCTGAAGAAATCTCAGAGGGTGAAACCGAAGGTTCGTTCTCGAATGAATACGAAGTTAAATACAATTGGGAAATCACCAATGACTAATCTGATCACAGTATCCAAAGCCGCTGCCCTCCTCGGGGTCACTCCGAGGCGGGTGCAGGCGTTGATCGCCTCGGGGAAGCTCCGGGCCCAACGCATCGGGCGTGACTACCTGATCGATCCAGCAGACCTTCCAACCTTGGAGCGCCGTCCACCCGGACGACCCCGCAAAGTTTAACTCCCTAGGCTCGCCTTCAACGGCGGGCCTTTTTTTTTGGCACGATTGTTGACGGATCGCAGATCCGTGGTTTAATCGATTATCGAAATCAGTGCAGTCTTTACGCACAGTTTCCCGAACTAGGGGCCTGTGCGTTTTTTTATGCTTCTCACCGGAGCAGATGCACGAGTCCTAATAAGCCATATTAGGAAGAAATCCAATGACCGAAATCGAAACCTTGCGCAACCAGCGCACCGCAAAACTTGCCGAAGCCAGAGCCATACACGCTCAAGGCACCACCGAAAAGCGAGAACTGACCCCCGAAGAAGCTACCGCTTTTGAAGCCTTGGTTTCTCAGGTTGATGAACACGAAGCCCGCATAACTGAGATTGAAGGTGGCGCAGCTCCAGCAGAAGAAGCAGCACCCGAAGAAGCCGCTTCCGCTCGCAGTAATAAACTTTCTGCGCTCGAAGCCTCTTCAAAAAGACCCGCAGCACGAAGGTCTTCACCGATCGAAGCGCCTGCGTTTGTGCGCGATTTTGGCGATCGTCAGTCAACTTCAGACAGAGCATTGGCCCTTCGAGGATGGCTCGGATTTCATAGCGTAAACGGTGCCTCCAATGAGCAGAGAAACGCTGCACAGCGCTCTGGCCTAGAACTTGGGAACAATCGCTTGAGCTTTAAGCTCAACGCTAAAGCCCCTAAGTCACAAGCCGAAGCCCGTGCGCAATCCTTGACCGGTTCCGCTGGTGGTTACACCGTTCCCCAAGGTTTCATCAATCAGCTCGAAGCTTCTTTGCTGGCTTTCGGTGGGATGCGAGAAGTCGCAACCATCTTACGAACCGCAGAAGGCAATGATCTACCAATTCCTACCGTGAGCGATCACAGTAATGTTGGTGCGATCCTTGCAGAAAACACTCAAGTGTCTGAGCAAGATATCACCTTTGCCCAGATCACTTTGAAGGCTTACAAGTACTCCAGCAAGCTCATCCGAGTTTCGTCTGAACTCTTGCAAGACTCTGCGATTGATTTGGAATCTTTCATCGGCGGCGCTTTGGGTGAGAGGATCGCAAGGATCTTTAATACTCACGCAACCACTGGTGACAATTCCTCAAAACCACAGGGGATCTCGGCATCCGGTGCAGGTAAAACTGCTGCCGCTGTTGACGCGATCACCTTCGCTGAGTTGCTTGATCTTCAGCATTCGCTCGATCCAGCTTATCGTGCGAACGCCAAGTTCATGATGCACGACTCGACCTTTAAGCTTGTGCGAAAACTTGTGGATGATCAGAACAGGCCGATCTTCATGAACGACCTTTCTGCGACTTCCCCTGGTACTTTGTTCGGGGTTCCTGTCGTGATCAACCAGGATGTGGCAACAGTTGCGGCTGGCGCCAAGGCTATCTACTACGGTGATTTCTCCAAGTATATCATCCGAGATGTGCAGGACTTCACACTCTTGCGCCTTGAGGAAAGATATGCCGACTATCACCAAGTTGGCTTTGTTGGCTTCTCCCGTCACGACGGAAGAATCCTCGACGCTGGCACTGATCCAATCAAGCATATGGTAATGGCAGCTAGCTAATGAAAATTAAATTTCATACTTCCGTGGCGGGCCTGTCGTTCACCTATGATGCAAATCTGGTGTACGACCTCCCGCCCGCTGAAGCGGCTAATTGCATCCGACTCGGATGGGCGAGCGCTGTTGAAGCGCTCGTTCCTCCGGTCTCGGAAACCCGACAAGTCAAGGCTGAGAAGGCAACCTCGAAAAAACAAAAAGAGAAACGCTAATGTTGACAGTTGTCACTCCTCCAGCGACGGAACCGATCACCCTTGCAGAGATGAAGCTCCACTCGCGCATCGATGGCAACGACGATGACGCTCTGATTAATACGCTCATCACCGCAGCACGACAGCAGCTCGAGCAGATGGCCAGTCATAAAATGGTGACGCAGACTCTTGCGCTTTCGATTGACGACTTCCCCGACTCTGGCATCCTCTACCTCGAAGGCCCAGTGCAATCGGTGAGCTCAATCCAATACTACGATCTCGATGGCGAGCTCCAGACATGGAACAACGAACTTTATCAGGTTGACATAACCTCGAACCCCGGTCGTGTCATGCCCGCCTACGATGAGGATTGGCCTGACTACTTAGATGATTACAACTCAATCGTGGTGACTTATGTCGCAGGCTACGGCAACGCAGCAGCGGTGCCAGCGATTTTAAAACAAGCGATCAAGATGCTCGTCGGCCACTGGTACAACCAGCGCGAGACAGTAGGAGAAGTGCAGGGCTACGAAGTGCCCTACGCCGTCGATAACATCGTTAAAATGTTCAGCCGAGGGATAGTTAACTAATGCTCAAAGCAGGCGAATTAACTCAGAGAATAAGCTTTCAGCGTGATGAATCAACCACCGTTGATGATTACGGTCAGGTGACCCGCTCATGGAATACCTACTACACGACCTGGGCGAGTGTTCGCCCGCTCTCAGGCAGGGAGCAAGAGCAGGGCATGGCAAGGCAGGCTTCCATCTCGCACCGTGTCCGCATTCGATTCAAGGCAGACATCCTTCACGGCGATCGCATCTCAATGGGAAGTCGCACACTTGAGATCGTGAGCATCAGAAACATCGATGAGGGCTCATGGGAGCTCGAGATCGATGCGATCGAAAGGGGGAACTAATGCCCAGAGCAGAAATCAGAATCGACTCTTCCTCGCTTAAAGGTTTGCTCACACTCATGGAACACATCGACACCAAGGTGAAGCGAGAAGGATTGAAAAACGCATTGCAAGCAGCAGGTAAACTAGTAGTTGCAGCAGCAATCCGAAAAGTCTCAATAAAACATCGGGTGTTACAAAACGCCCTAGACATCAGGGAAAAGGTAGTGCTCAAAAAGTCAGAGCAATATGCCTACGCTGTCATCGGGCCGAGGCGACGGGCAGGGGTAAAGATCGGAAAGCTCGAACACATCCCGACCAAGTACGCGCACTTCGTTGAATATGGAACCGCAGCACATCCAACGGGTGCAGGCGATGTGACCAATGAAATGCTTCTGACACGCAAAGACAAAGACTATAAAGCCGATGGCAAATTGCATCCCGGTGGTAGACCCAAGCCATACCTTCGACCAGCGTGGGACGAAACCAAAGACCAAGCGCTCAACATAATCGCAGCGATACTAGGCGAAGCGGTAGACAGGGGGGCGGCATGAGTGCTTCTAAAGCCCTTCGAGCCCGACTAATCGACGACGCTACGATGTCTGGTTATGTGGGAACCCGCATCTATCCTGGTCGTGCGCCACAAAAGCCCACGCTTCCGTACATCGTTTACCACCGCATCAGCACCATAAGGTCAGCAACGCTCGACGCAGGCAATACGAAAGTGCCTGAAGTGCGAATGCAGTGTGATGTTATTGCAACAACTCAATCGGAAGTCGAAACCATCATGAACCAGATGCGAATCGTGATGGACAACTTTCGCGGCACCTCTGCGGGTGTCACGATTCTCGGTGTTAGCGTGAGTGATGAGCAAGACCAGCCCGAGTTTTTCGAGGGCTCGGACACCGTGTTTTATCATTCGTCTTTGGATTTTTCCATCATCTATAGGGAGTCTTAATTATGGCAGCAGTCTTAACCCAAGGCACGGCAATCACGATCGGCGGCACCACCCTCACCGGTGTTACCGACATCACGCCACCCAGTGCGACCCGTGGCACCGTTGATATAAGCAATCTACTTAGCCCAGATCACGCTAAGGAATACGCAGGCGGGATGATCGATGGTGGCGAGATGTCTGCGACCGCCATCGTAGGTGTGGGCAACGCAGCACTGAGCACGATCAGCGCATACATCGAAGATTACGGCGCAGCCAAATCGTGCGTGATAACCCTCGCCGATTCATCGACCGTCTCTTTCGATGGCATCATCACGAAGTTTCAAGTCGATGGCGTTGCCACCGGCGACAACACAGTTAAAGCAACTGTTGGCGTTAAACCAGTAGGCAAAATAACCTACGCTTTTGATTAAGGAGTTTCTCATTTTAGACAAGCAAAAGTTATTAAGTGCAGGCAGTGCGTACAAGCTCGGGGAGATCGAGATCCCCGAGCTCGGCGGCAAAGTATTCTTGCGAGTGATTAGCTCCCGCGAGCGTGATCAACTTGAAAGTGAAATCAGTGCGGGCTCGAAGTCGGGCAACTTATCCAACATCCGAGCCAAGCTGGTGGTAAGGTCTATCGCAGATGATCAAGGCAAGCGAATCTTCACCGATGCCGAGGTCGATGCTGTTGGCGAGATGCCTGCGCCTCTTGTGGGCATCCTCTTCGATGCGTGCGCCCGTCATAACGGCATGAGTGGCGGAGCAGTTGAAGACGCAAGAAAAAACTAATCGAGCGTCCGGGGAGGCGGTTTCTATTCCGTCTCGCTGGGCACTTAAAGAAAACAGTCGGTGAACTCCTCGATGGCATGGATGCCCAGGAGCTTACCGAGTGGATGGCTTTCTCCACGATCGAGCCACTCGACGCAGACCGTGCCGACATTCATGCAGCGCAGGTGTGCAGCACAACGGCGAATGTGTGGCGGGGTGCGGAGTCGAAAGTGCTCGAGGTGAAAGACTTCATCCCGGACTGGTACGGGGAAAACAAGAAGCCTGACAACTTCGCAGGGCTCAAAGCGTGGGCGCAAGCGATGGGCACTAAGAAAACCTAGGAGCGATGATGGCAAAAACTATCGGATCATTGAATGTTTCGATGGGCTTGTCGATCACCGACTTCGTCTCAAACTTGGATAAGGTCAAGGATGACCTAGGCGGCCTCGAGGCGATCACCTCCGAGGCTTCCAAGCACTTCGATGATGATGTCGCCGGGGTCATGGGTGACGCCTTGCATAAATTCGCCAAGACTTCTAAGCTCGGTGCAGACGATGCCCTCGCCTTTGCGGTCTCGCTCAAGAAGCTCGGCCTCGATGCGGACACGATCACCAGCACGCTCGACAAGTTCGGTAAGGGTATAGGCAAGTTTGCCAAGAATGCAGGCGAAGCGTCGAAGGCTTTCGCAGGCATCCTCGGAAAGATCGGCGAGTCGGACAAGGTCTTGTTGAAAGACATTCAGGCGCTGGAAAGCATGGGCGTCAAAGCGTTCGATGCAATGGCGAAGGAACTTTCCAAGGTCGAAGGTAAAGCGGTCAGCACCGCGGAAGTGATGAAGCGAATCGCCTCGGGTGCGATATCAGGCAAGGATGCGCTGAAGCTTCTTACCCAGGGCGGGCAAGCTCCAGTGGGTGGTGGCGATGCCGCCAAAGAATCACAAGCCAAGTCAAAGCTCGCCAGCTTCCTCACCCATGTCGAAACCAAAATCAAGTCCGCTGCCTCTTCTATTTTCAAAAGCGTCACCAACCTCATCATGAACCCGGTCACCGCTATCGGGGGCGCTCTCGCCTCCTATGGCGTGTACAAAATCTATGACCGTGCGGTGATGGCCTTTGCAAACACCGAGGAAATACTGACCCGCATCAAGGGGCTCGCAGGCGAAGCCAATGCAGAGCGCCTTGGTGGCGTGATGGGCGAGATCGCCAACCAGGGGCGCATCGCACAAGATGCGGTCGGCAAGCTCGCTACCGGGTTCCTCGGTCTCGGGGTCTCGGGCGCAGACGCAGCACGCATGATTGAAAGCTTTGGGCGCACCTCGTTGGTTGCTGGCTCGGGTGCCACGGATGTCTTCAACAAATTAGGGGAAGTCGCCCAGAACATGACCCGCACCGGTCAAGCTTCCAAGGATGATTTCGCAGCGCTCGCAGCGATGGGCCTGCCGGTTTACCAAGCTTTGGCGGATCGATTAAATCTGGTGAACAACACAGCGATCAGCGCTAATGATGCCATGCAGATGCTGGCTAATGGCGCAGTGGGCACGGGAACAGCGCTCAACGCGCTCGCAGGGATGCAGAACAATGCCGATGTGATCAAGCAAGCAGAAGCGCAGGCGGGAACACTTAAGGGTATTTACGCTCGCCTCGCTGGCGAGGTCGAGGGATTCTTTACCGAGTTCGGTGGCAAGATTGTGGAAGCGTTGGATTTAAAAGGATTCTCAAATGGTCTCGTTGGGTTCGTGCAGAACTTCCGAAACAATTTTGAATCACTCGTTCCAGCGATCAAGAACATCGGCATGGTTCTCTCGGTGGTGCGAGATGTGTTATTTCAAGCGTTCTCGGGTCTGGTAGACTTCTTCACCACGATGGGTGGATCAAGTGAAGTTGTTGGCAACATCGACAACATTAGAGCCGTGGTGGTTTCCTTTGCACAGTCGGTGATGGTCGCAATGCAGTCGGTAATGAGCGGAGCGATCACTGTCATTAATGAAATCATCAACGCCGTGGGCGGGCTTAAGAAGTTCGCAGCAATCTTTGCTGGCGTGGTTATTGGTGCTAAAGCTGGCGGGGTTTTAGGTGGCTTGGGGGGTGGCGGGATTGGTGCTATACCGGGGGTGCTCATCGGTGGTGTTACGGGTGGCCTTTACGCTAACAGCAAAGTAGGTGGTGGTGGCCCTCAGATCGACGCAGAAGCGATCAAAGCGAAAATGAATGAAGCTTTTAAATCTATTGCCGATTCGGTTGGGATGACAGGCACAGACACGGCAAAGGGTATCGTCGAAAAGTTCGTAGGTTCCTTCAATCAATATATGTCAGAGTTTAACGATGGATCTGCAACCATCGGGGCAACACTTCTGAAAATTGCAAATTCTTTCCAGAGTCTTTTTGATAACCTTGAAATTGGGATGGAGAACGGCACGATAGGTCACACTGCTTTTCTTAGACAGTTGGCTGGTGGCACCGCAAGCGGTATTGCGATGTTTCAACGGCAGATGGCGCTTGGTAAGATATCGACAGAGCAGTTCGAGACGGCAATGGACAAGCTAAGTAAGGGAGCCTTTGACGCTCTTGAGAACCAACTCATCGCTGGCACCATCACCAACGAAGAGTATGTCAACACGATCGTGGCGATTCAAAACCAGTTCGACTCCCTCAAGCCCCCCGACCTCGCAGGCCTCAACGCCTTCATGGGTGGCGATCAGATGCCCGCATGGATTCGGGAGCTTTCCAACATTGAAAGCCCACTTGAAACCTACCGCAGAAAAATGGAAGAGCTCAAAATGACCCTTGCGGATCGGCCCGACCTTTTCGCAGCGGGTGCAGCGCAACTCACTGCGGAGCTTGAAAGATCCGTGGGAGCGATGGAAGAACTCAAGAATCCCGGCGCTTTGATGCAGGGAAGCTCGGCAGCATTCTCGCAAGTGCTCAAGATTCAAAACGCAAACGGCGGGGAAAGCGCAGCGGATAGGAGTCTTCGAGTCCAGCAGCAGGCACTTGAGCAGCAAAGGGTTGCGACCGAGTACGCAAAAGCAACCGCAGCAGGGGTTGCAAACCAAAACCAAATGAACCTCGTCCAATTTTAAAGGGGCCCTCATGGCAGTCGTGAACACCTACGAAACTTTTGAAGGCCGAACCGGCTCGGACGATAGCAAGCGCCAGGTCTCGCTGGTGCGCTCGTTCATTGTGCAGACGAACGATGTGGCCGACGATGTGCCCAACCTCTTCGGTGAGAACCTGCCCGCCATGTTCTCAGTGCATCCAAAATATGATAAAGCCTTCTGTGTCGGTAGGACTGCAAGCCAGATGGAAGACCCGCACTTCTGGAAAATCACTTGCTCCTACAACAGCAATATCGACACCGTGGCGCCGAGCTCCACGCCTAGCGCAGCGCAGACGCCCGAGGTAGCAAGTCAGAACAAAGGGGCAAGCCCCGAAGAGAAGGCCAGCGAGGCGAACGAGAACCCGCTGACTCGACCCACGGACATTGATTTTAGTACGGTCGATAAAGAGTATGTGATGACCGAGGACTTTAGCACCCCCGTTAAGCCGATGATCAACGGCAACGGCGAAAGGTTCGACCCGCCTGTAATGGCAAGCCGCCCCTTGTTAGCCATGAAGTTAGAGTTCAACAGCGCCACCTTCATCGCCTTGGATTGGATGGATCGGGTTAAGTGCGTCAACACAAGCTCATTCTCGGGGTTCGGCCCAAGGACTATGCTCTTAGACAAAGTCACAGCAAAGCGGGTCTATGAGAACGGCGTCAAGTATTGGCGCATCTCGCTTGAGTATCTCTTGAATAAAGAAAACTGGGACGCCGAAATCCTGAACCATAGTTACACCGAATGGAACGGCACCAAGCTAATTACCGCAAGAGATGTTGCGGGCAATGTTCTCCCTAATGGTGTGATCATCATGGGTGACACTGGCATTCCTCTCGATCACGGGGTCGCCCCTACCCTAGAGAACGGCGGGTTCCTAGCCTTCCGACTTTACGACGATATCCCTTACACCTATCTCACTCCGATCTACAGAAAGATTCTCTAATGTCCAGCGCCTATGGCTTTACTGAAGACTCAGCAAGACGCATCGCCAGAGTGGTGAAGTCTGTTGAGGGCGACACGACGGAGCCCACACGCATCGGGCCCATGCTCGGCGGTTCCACGATGTCGGTGGTGAAGGTGACGGCGCTAGGCTCGCCCCTCAATACCGGGCAGAGGGTGGACTATCACGCCAGCGCCAACACCATGAACGACATAAATGAGGTTAAGATCAAAGAGTTAAACGGTGCAGCGCTTACCGTGGGGCAACGCTACATGGGGCAATTCTCAGGCTACACCGAAGCAGGGTTGCCGGTGTTTGTGGTGAAGACGGGAGCGGCTTCTGGTGGTTCCGCAGTGATAGAAGTGGTAACGGATGTTATTTGTACACCCACAGGGATAGAAGTTTCAACGGTTACGCTATCAGGTGCTGATTACGATAACGCAGTAATTAAGCAGTTCCTTGCGCTTACCGATGTAACACCGTCCTCTTTTCTAGGAAACCAAGGCCGAGTAGTAAAAGTCAACGACGCTGCCACTGCTTTGGAATTTGGTGCAATAGGCGAAGGGCCAAGCTACACCACTTTTATCGCTCTCAGTGATTCGCCTGCGACTTATGGAAGTTCTAGCACCTACTATTCTTTAACAGTCAATAGCGCAAATTCTGCCGTAGTTTTTTCGGCGAATAATGTGACAACGACTAACTCACTCACTGGCGGAGGTAATCCAAATTCGCCAGCGTGGACAGCGTTAAAGCTGGTGAACGACACAGCAACGCCTGGCAATAGCAAATACTACGCAACGCACGCCACCACAGGTGCTAGGGGCTGGCAGGCACTCACGCTCAAAGGTGCAACCGATTTTCCAGCAAGCTACACCAGCGCAGCCGGGAAGTTCTTGAAGGTCAACTCAGGTGCCACTGCGGTGGAGTTTGCAACCGTGGACATTCAAGCCATGCTTGACGCAATCACAGACCTTACCGCAAGAATCGTAGTGTTGGAAGGTGCATAATGCAAATTTACTGGGATGACCAATACCCCATTTATTCTTCGCTCGGCTTAGTCACACACACAAGACAAGACACCGGAGAGCTTGCAATTAGATTTGATGACTTTAATTTTGGCATTACTGCTACAAGCCTATCAAGAGAAGGCCGATCTCCTAAAAATTTTGTAGATCTCGGAATAATCAGAACGGTTTGCGATGTAACAGTTGCAGGCTTCCTAGTACCGCAAGAAGTTTACTTTTTAAAAATCAAAAATCTTCCTGAAGGCAACCAATATTTTTATGTTCCGCCGGGATGGATACCAACTAATGCAAAACTTGCAACAACTGCAAACATCTCTTTGACCGGACTCCAAGTTGTTGACGGAATTATGACCGCATTAAACGATATAGTAGTAGTCCAAAACCAAACAGATGAGGCGGAAAACGATATATACACAGCTAAATCTGGAGCATGGGTTAGGTATACCTTGCTCTATCAGACTTACTACGGAACGCCATTCCTATTGAGTGTGACAAGTGGAGTAAGCAACGGAGGGAGAACATTTTCAGTTTCTCGCATTACTGAAGTTATTAGCTTTGCCTATGTTTACCATCTCGAATTTAATCCGGTAACGATTATACTGTATTCGTCTTACGAGGATGCTGTAGCAGAAATTGATCCGATAATACCACCAGAAAACACACAGTTTAATTTGAATTTTTTCAATAAGATTTATGCACCTATTGCTTGCGTGGAGATGGCAGCAGCAGATGTTGCAGATATCTACTGCTGTCCGCCACCTACTGAATACTTGCAAACTTTCCCTGACCATGTGGAATTAGTTTTTCCAACGGAAACAGTAGTGGCAAGGTTGTTCGATCCTTCAGCAACTTATGTCAGCACCTACAACGGAGCTATATATTCAGGCATCAACTACTTTGTTCACTATGAATATGATGCGCCTATTTTATGCAGCGGCGTTTCACGAACAAATAACAGAAGATTTTTTTGGTTCCGTGTAGTTGACGGCATCGGCACCTACCAAGCACAGCTTTTAAATTATATTCTTGGCTCTGGTGCCGATGTATGCGCTGCCTCTTGGACTTATTATTTAGATTACTATTATCGTGTTTGGCGCAGCAATGAGAACTATTCTTATGAGTCACCAGTTTCTTTGCCTTCCTATGCAGCCTTTGACTTTTCGCAGGCAACACCGCACGAATGGACAAGCTACAACACGGCATTGAGTCCAGCAACATTTTCATCTAATTATCCAGCGAGTTACTCGCCAACTCTTTTAAGCTTTGATATTCAATACGCTCAAACCATACCGCCTACCATCACCTGTTACCTAATTGATGCAGTATTCCAGCGCACGACCGTAGGCATCCCTTCCGGCGATGATATTGCACTAGGCACACTTAGTGTTACCTTAACCTACGACGCAGCAAGCAGCACCTACTATGGGCCAGTGGCGAACTATTACAACATACCAGGCAGATTATCGATGCCAGCAGGCCTATTGCCTACGGTTGCCAGTGGTAAAAGATTTCTTAATTCATCGCTACTTAACTGGAAAGTGAACTCTTCTAACCAAATTTACTACGAGCATTATCTAAGTTCTGGCGGTCTAAGTAGCGATATCACCTTGTTCTATAGTGGTTACTCAGACGCAAGAAAACCAACGCCAGCGACCTCTGAATTTTACAAAACAAACTCCTACTATGTTTACACCAATACCAATGGCTCGCTAATGCGATCCGATCCGACAACGCAAACGGCAACCCCCTAACCAGTGCGAGCGATTTGCATCGCCAACCAAGCCAAGTTAACCTCGGTAATATTCTTTTTTTCGGAGGTCATTATGCCAGCAGGAATCTACAACTTTGCGGCAGAACAGGGCGCAACCCTAGCCCGTACCATATTGTACACCGACGCTGACGAGGTCGAGACCGATCTGACAGGCTACACCGCTGCTATGCAAGTAAGACCAACCGCAGCAAGCGCAACCGTCACGCTGGAGCTCACCACAGAAAACACCCGAATCACGCTTGGCGGTGCCGCCGGAACTGTGGATTTACTCGTTGACGCGGCCACGATGGAAGCGATTACGCCTGGTAAATACTTCTACGATCTCGAACTTTATAACGGCTCAACGGTGATCAGACTCATCGAAGGCACTTTCACCGTGAAAGCGGAGGTGACAAGATAATGCCAGACATCGTCGTGGTCACAGAATCTGGCATCGTCACAGTCGCACAAGGCGAAACGCTGGTAACCGTCTACGATGGCCGAGGGTTGACAGGGCCAGCGGGCGCTGCAGGTTCTTCGACACTCGATGGACTCACCGATACCACCATTACTGGGGTGGCAGATGGTGACCTTTTAAAATATTCATCGGCATCAACGCAGTGGGTCAACACCAACAAACTAGATGGTGGTAATTTCTGAAGGTAACTTCTAACTAAGGACTTTTTATCATGGCGAACACGATCAGAATTAAGCGCAGAATAGGTGGCTCCACTGGCGCACCCTCGACACTCGGGGCAGCGGAACTTGCCTTTAATGAAAATGCAGGCGGGAGGATTCTTTACTACGGACTAGGTGATGACAGCTTCGGGGTGGCAACATCCGTAATTGCAATCGGTGGCCCTGACTTCGCAGTAACAACCACCACAAATGCCAACCTCACTGGCCCGATAACATCAGTAGGGAACGCAACCTCGGTGGCAGCGCAGACTGGCACAGGCACCACCTTTGTGATGAACACTTCACCAACGCTGGTAACACCAGCACTCGGCACCCCTTCAAGCGGTGACCTAACCAATTGCACATTCCCTACGCTGAACCAGAACACCACCGGCTCGGCAGCAACAGTGACCACCAATGCCAACTTAACCGGAGTGATCACAAGCAGTGGCAATGCAACTGTAATTGCTAGCCAGACCGGAACCGGATCAAAGTTCGTAGTTGATACGAGTCCTACGCTTATCACTCCTGACATTGGAGTAGCCACTGGCACTAGCTTGGTTCTCAGTGGTGACCTAACCGTGAACGGCACCACGACCACGATATCTAGTACCACCCTTGCAGTGGGTGATAAGAACATTGTTCTTGCTAGCGCATCCACAACCGATGCGGGTGCAGATGGTGGCGGTCTAACCTTGAAGGGTTTAACTGATCACACATGGAACTGGGTAGATGCAACCGATGCCTGGACAAGCAGCGATCATATCAACATTGCATCAGCCAAGAGCTACTACATCAACGGCACTGTAGTCTTATCAGCGACCAGTCTTGGTAGCGGCATCATTATCGATGGCGGGACTTTCTAACATGGCTAATCTAATTAAGATAAAACAAAGCGCAGTAGCTGCAAGGGTGCCAACCACAAGTGATCTCGCACTGGGTGAGCTTGGGGTTAATACCTACGATGGCAAGCTCTACACACGCAAGGATAACGGAACTCCCAGCATCATTCAGATTGGGGCATCCACAGTCACAGCTTTACCTGTCACGCTCTACAGTGGCAGTGTGACCAATGTCAGTATTTCAAATGGCTCGTTGCCTGTGCTTTTATTTGGTGGCGTTACCACCGTTAATGTAACCGTCACCTAGGAGAAAACATGGCAGCACGATATCCGTTAGTAGTAAACACGACCACGGTGCAAGAACTTCAAAGCGGTGACACGCTTTCGCTAACCTCACCAACTTTGGTGACTCCTGTTCTCGGCACACCTTCCAGCGGTACGCTCACCAGTTGCACCGGACTTCCTATATCGTCAGGGGTTAGCGGACTTGGCACAAGCGTTGCCACTTTCTTGGCTACACCATCCAGCGCAAATCTCGCCTCATGCCTCACGGATGAAACTGGCACAGGGGCAAATGTTTTTGCCACCAGCCCAGCACTCACCACGCCAACGATCACTGGATTAATAGAAGTTAAAACCGCACCAGCAATATCGACAGGAACGCTCACGCTAAATTGTGCCCTTGGAAATGTGTTTCATGTAAGTTTGAACGCAGCGATAACCACATTGACAATCAGCAACATACCGACCACAGGAAACGCTTTCGGAATCACACTTGCATTCGTTTGCGATGGAACGGCTCGAGCAGTCACATGGCCAGCAGCAGTAAAATGGAGTGGCGGTACGGCACCAACTTTGACCAGCACCAATAACAAGGTTGACATATTCGTACTGACCACATGGGATGGCGGTACAACTTGGTACGCCATGACTGGAGGCCAGAATTTCTAATGCCTATTAATAGAAAAATCATGGGTGTGAGTAGGGGCCGAGTGTTTACTGGTGCGTTGAGTGGAAGTACTACCATTGCTTCTGGTACGTCACCAAAAGGTGTTTGCATTTCCGCTGATGGTAAGTCAGTCTACGCAGTCGATAATGGTAATGTTCGGATCTTTGATCGCAACACCAGCACTGGTGCGTTATCTGGAACAAGCACTATTGAGACTGGATCAACCCCTTGGGATATTTGCATTTCCGCAGACGGAACATCAGTTTACACAGCAAATTCCAATTCAAACACAATCTCTATCTTTAGTAGAAATGTTAGCACAGGGGCCTTAACATCTGGTGGAACGATTGCTACTGGAAATAGACCTTATTATATCTGTATTTCCGCAGATGGGACATCAGTATACACGGCTAATTACGTTGGAGCCACAATCTCTATCTTTAGCAGAAATGTAAGTACAGGGGTACTTAGCGGTACTAGCACCATTGCTACCGCATCTTACCCTTATGGCATTTGCATTTCCGCAGATGGGACATCAGTTTACGCAGCTAATTTTGGTGGTGCCACGGCCCAAATCTATACTCGCAGTGTTAGCACAGGGGCATTGACATCTGGTGGAACGATTGCCACTGGTACAAACCCTTGGGAAATTTGTATTTCCGCAGATGGAAAATCTGTTTATACAGCTAACCAAGGTAATGCCACCATTTCCATCTTTGATCGCAACATTAGTACTGGTGCGTTGTCTGGAACAAGCACAATTTCTACTGGTACATGGCCTACTGGTATACTCGTTTCACCGGATGGGGTCAGTGTTTACTGCACAAATCAAGCTAGTGCCACAGTCTCTATTTTTGCTAGGAACGTAGGCACAGGAGCATTGAGCGGAACAAGCACTATTGCTGCTGGAGACACACCTTTTGGCATTTGCATTTCCGCAGACGGCACTAATGTTTACTCAACTGGCAGCGGTTCTGGATCAAATAAAGTACACATCTTCACTCGGAGTTAATCATGCAATACGCAAAAATAAACGGTGACACGATCTTAGAGTTTCCATCCTATCCACAGCAGAACCATCCGCAAACCAGCTTTGGCGATGGCTGGACTGGTGGCGAGATTGAAGGCAGCACTTATGTGCTAGTGGAAATTGAGGACACACCGCAAACCGACTACCTGACACAAGACACGGAAGTCGAAGCACCAAAAAAGGTGGCTGGTAAATGGAAGGTGAAAACCAAGGTGAAGGATATCACACCAGAGGAAAAGGCGAAACGCAAAGCCGAGAGGGCAGAGCGAGACGCAGAGCAAGAGGATAACTTCCTCAGCAAAGCAGAAATCAAAGCAATACGAAAACTTCTTAAGGCGCAGTAAACCCGAAAGGCCCATGATGAACCTCTTCCTA